GTAGGCGATATTCCTTCACCGTGATTTTGGCAAGGTCCACATTCAGTTCCTTGCCAGTACTGAGCGTGATGTCGGCCATCGTCCCTCCAGTTCAATCTTATGTAAACGCGCCGTCAGTCCTTGCGCCGTTCTGGGTGAAGTCGCAGGTCACTTCCACGACATCGGCATAGGGCATACTGAACTTAGCGCCCAGTGCGATTGCCGGAATGGTAATTTTCTGCTTGGTCGAGGCTGTTCCCTCGGGGCCGACATACAACGTCCCCGAGTTGCCCTCGCAGAGAGCAACGGTCAGCGCGGTCCCGCTGGTCTGCATGATGGCCGAGAACGCGCACTGTCCCGACTTCACGCCAGTTATGAAGGTCTTGTCGGTATCCCCGCCTGCGGTCTGATCGTGCAGTTCGATTGCGGGGGTATACGAGAACGTCTTCTGGTCGCCAGTTAGGAGTTGCGTGCCTCCCGAATAGACCCACGAAACATTGAGCAAGTTTCCACTATATGCGGTCACGTTCTATCTCCTTTACGAATCAAGGCGGATGCGATACATTCCGCCACTCATCCAAACCTTGCTTGTATTTGGTAGTACGTCAGCATTTACGAGGTATGATATGCGGGCCAGCCAGAAGTTCGTCCAACCCGAAATAGTCAGCGGTTGGCCGTGAAGGGCAATGTCAAGTTGCGCATCGATGGCGTCGGCCGCCGCCGGGCCAATCTTGCTGTAGCCGCGAATGAAGTAGGTAACATCTTCCACTCGGGATGGGTTGATATTCTGCGGGCCGCCAGACATGCAACTAAAAACCACGTAGTCAAGCGCAGCATCATCGGGGGCCTGCATATGATAGATGGATGCGGTGCCGGCCAGGAGAGTCGTCAATGCCGTTCCGCCGGAGAGGCGGGAATAGAGTGCCTTGTTGATTAGCCCGAGTGTGGTTGCCATCTTATTCGAATAGCTCCACCCAGTCCGATTCCCATCTATCGCCCACCTGTTCTATCGCTGGATACATGAACGGATGGGCCGCCATTTTGTAAGTGCCGAGTTCCTGATAAATGCCATAGAGCACACATGGTCCCACGAATGCCTGGCCCAATCGGGCGCTTTCCGGTATCGGGGCGGTCTCTACACCGGGCCTCTTCGATGCCGCCGCCGCGGCCGCCTGTGCATAGTCATCGCTTTGCGATGTTTTCGTATAGATGCTACTCTCTAGTGCCGTGGTGTCTTTGGGCGTATTTATCTTGGCGATCATCTCCACAGTGAATGCGGCTTTGCGGACAATCGCATCCGCCTTCTTGGGCGTGGTCGCAATGAGTTCGAGGAGTTTGGACATATCCAATCTAAACGTGATGGGCATCAGTCCACCTCTTCGATGGTAGCGGTTATGCAGGCGGGCCAGGAGGAGTCAATGTCCACGTCTGTCACGGCATAGGTTATGCCGTTATGAACCACGTGCATGTCCACATCAATGTCGGTGCCCGCCGGTACGGTAAGTTTGAGTGCCGTGAACAGGTTCAGGGCGGCGCCAGAGGTGGCCGTTATCCCGGACGCAGAATCCAGGCGACAGGGAACCGGTGTCATAATTCGGAGCACTGATACATCGTCAAAGTACGCGGTCCCTCCGGCAACGATGGGGGAAAAGAGGATGATATGGGCATGAGTCTCGCCTGCGGGAGCCGTAAATGGGAGTGTCGTTTGGGCATAGGCCGTTCCAGAGGCCCCGGCCGTCGGTGAGCCGATATAACTGTCCCCGGCGGCATTTGAGACTGCGACATAGCCCGCATGGGTTCCATCCCCCCGCATCCAGACTTTTGCTTGATACGGTTCGCCGCCCACAACGGTGAAGGATTGGTTCAGATTACAAACCCAGGGCGTTGCCCCGCAAGTTAATTTCGCCGCATGACTTCCCCCGTGTACTAGCGTTCCCTCATCGGCAATTGCGCCATCTCCCGCCGCCTCCGCCCATGTTCCGAATACATCCGCGCCACCCGCGCCGGCAGTCTCGAAACCGTCATTGAGAGTCAGTTCGGATGCGTCCCATGTCTCTGTCCAGCCGCCCGCCCCATCCGATACCTCCAGTTTATTGAGCAACGTGCACGTATCTGGCAGGGCAATGGCCTTCAGGTCGGCCTGCATCTGCGCAAGTTCTGTGGCGGTGAGCATCTTATCCACGCGGCTCATCTCCCCGGAGGATCGTGCTCAGCACCGGAAGCGCCCGAGAGGCAAACAGGTCGGACATCTTGATGCAGTGTTCGTAGACCTGTTGCCGACTGAGCGTGTGGGGGCCGGCCGAGAAGGCAAACAGCTTTGCGGCCTGTCCGGCCTTCTGCATCCAGATATCGGAGGCCGCCCCGTTCAGGTCGTAGGAAATGCCCGTGAGGAAGTATGCCGTTCCCCTCTGGTCGGAATTGAAGGTCACTACGCCATTGGCATAGTCCACGCTGTAGTTTGCGGTTCCCTGAATATTCCCGACCGAATCTCTCACGACAAAGACGGCGGTTCCTCCAGTCGTTGCCTCCCAGTTAGGGAAGTGGGAGTGATACTCCAGCCATATGGCCGAACCAGCGGATTGCTCGGGATATGGAACCAACCGGTCGCCATGAATGGACATTCGATAGTTATCCAGGACCGTTTGACATTGGTCATCATCCCAATACACGGCGGCGCCGAGTGTGTAATCGGCAGTCCCTGCGTCCGCCATACCTCGCAGGCGGAGGATTAGAGTAGACAGTCCGGTCCTGGCAGCCATATCAGCTCCTACTTTGCCTTATGCGCCCTGGGCGCCGGCATGTCAATTGTCTCCTCGGTCTTAGAAAGCCTCAGCCGCAGGGCCGCGAGTTGCGCCCTCAATCCCTCAATCTCCGACTTGGCCGCGTGCTCCTTCGGTGTCTGTGGGGCGCTCAGAATTTCGGCTATCAGCGTCTCGTGTAGATTCATGCCAATCTCCTTGGCTTATCCTTACCAGCTCCGCTATCGCAATCACGCCCAGATGCTTCTCGCCGTGATGTCTCGATTCCACCAGTAAGACACCATTGACGATCTTGGCCCACGGCAGGCCGCACTCCGAACAGCGCAACACGATAGCGGAGCTGGTCATTCATCACTACTTCAGGTATTGATCCACGTTATCCTTTGTCACGTTCATCGCGCCGACAAAGGTCACATCGGGAACGGGCTTGCCCTGCGCCGCAAAGACCAGGTAGGTCAGCCCCCAGTATTCCTCGGAGTAGGTATCCTGACCGACCGTGCCGACCCAGGTTCCATCCTTGACGGCCTCTAGGGCCACCTTCGGCATATCAGCGCCCAAGAAGAGCGTCTTGCTTCCGGCCTGGATGCGCTCGCGCCACGGCCCAATCTCCTTGTTTGAGGAGCCATCGGCGAACCAGAGGAGAGTCAAGTCCGGATGGGCAATCATGTAACTGTCAACGGTCGCAAGTATCTGGGTTGCCGCATCATGGTACGTCTGCATCGGCACAATCTCGACATCGGGGCAGAGTTTTGCCATTTCCTCGTCAAAGGACTTCATTCGCAGCGGGACGACCACGCTGTCATTCCCTATCGTCCCGACTGAACCCTTGCACCCGATTGCCTTGGCCGCTATTGCGGCGGCGCTCCGGCCAACCTGCGCATGGTCAGTGCCGACGAACCCGAGGCGAGGGAAGGGCGAATCCGTGTTGGCGATAATTACCGGGATACCCTTGGCCTGGGCCTCTTCCACCAGCGGCCTTTCGGCATTGAAATCCATCAGGTAAAGCAGGATTCCGGCCGTGTTCGGGTCGGCGATGAGTTGCTCGAAGATTTTGTTATGCTCGCTCAGACTAGCATCGAGCGGGCCAACAAACTTCACCTGCACCCCGAGGTCTTTGGCGGCCGCATCCCACCCCGCCTTGCCGGCGATATAGAATGGGTCTCCATTCACCGCCGCCAGCCAGTAGAAGGTCTTGCCTGCGAATGGTTCGGGGGCAACCGGAACTGCCGTCGCCACTGGAGCAACCGGGGTCGCAGGTGAGCAGCCAGCCAGAAGAACGGCCAGCAAAACCGGGACTACTAACCACTTCCTAGTCATCTTTCCATCTCCTTGTGCCCGTCAGACGGGCACTTGTGCCACATGGGCACATGAATTTTGCCGCTGGACGCATCCAGCAGAAGCGCCAGTAGCAACACCCCTCCAATGATTCCCTTCTGCCAGTAGGGGTTCAGTCCCAAGATAATCGCGGCGTTGGTCATCATGTTCAGGAGGAGCAATCCCAATATCCCCGTGAGGACTACACCCTTTCCGCCACTCAGCGAACAACCTCCGATGACTGCGGCCGCGATAACCCGCATCGTCATTCCGTCTGCCACATCTGGGGAGGCGGCATCCATCCTGGCGGCTAGTACCACCCCGATAAGAGCGGCCAGTAGGCCCATCAGGGCATAGAGTTGAACGCCAATCTTGTCTACTTGCACCCCGAACAATCTGCCAGCATCGGGGTTGCCACCCATGATATAGATATGCCTTCCGAGTTTTGTCCTTGCCAGTAGAAGCGCCAATGCGCCGATGATTACTACTGCATACCAGACGAAGATTCTGATTCCCAGAACTCGCGCTTGCCCCAGGAGTTGAAAGATATGCGGGAAACCATAGCCCGACATTCCACTAGTGAGGCCGAAGGCAACGCCGGCCATAATCCAGCCCGTTGCCAGCGTCCCAATCAGCGCGTTGATCTTCAGCCGCATCACCAACACGCCATTCGCCAGCCCCATCAGGAGGCCCATGCCCAAACTCAGCGCAATTGCTAGGGGCCACGGTATACCGGCCATGATGAACTTGCCGAGAATTACTCCCGCCATCGCCACCGCCCCATCAAGGCTCAGGTCGAAGAGGCGGGCCACCAGGAGCAACGTCATCCCCCCGAGTGCGATGCTCTCAAACGCCATGTTCGAGAGGAGAACATTGATATTGGGCCAGCCGACAAAGACCGGGGCCGCCCAGGCCATCAGGCCAATGAAGGCCAGGTTAACGCAGGCTAGAGCGAGGATCCTTCGCATTTGGGCGCACCTATGGGCGCATCCGAAATAATCTTGCCATGCCGCATCACCGCCATTCGGTCGGCAACGCGCTTCACTTCATCGGTTCTGTGATTGATGACAATGACCGCAACCCCATGCGCCTTCAGGGTGCGAATGAGGTCTAAGACGTGCTCGGCGGCCTCCGGACTGAGACTGGCGGTGGGCTCATCCAGGATCACGACCTGAGCATCAAAGGCCATTGCCCTTCCAACCGCCACTGCCTGTCTTTGCCCTCCGCTAAGATTTGCGACCAATTGCCGAATGTCGGCAATGTCGATTTTCAGACGTTCTAACAAGCGCCGGGCCTCAGTCTCCATCGCCTTCCGGTCCAGGAAGCCGAAACGCCCGATAAGTTCGCGTCCCATGTAGATGTTCGCCGTCACGTCCAGGTTATCTGCCAGGGCAAGGTCCTGATACACCATCTCGACATTGCCGTTAGCCTTTACGGTGCCACTATCGGCTTTGTAGGCACCCGATAGAACCTTCATCAGCGTGCTCTTGCCGGCGGCGTTATCGCCCACAAGGCCGAGAACTTCTCCCGCCTCGATGCTCAGATCCACGCCATCTAACGCCTTGACGGCCCCAAAGGCCTTGTGGATATCGCGCATCTCAACGAGACTCATAGTCGCGCCGCCTTCCACTGGTCAATGGACCATCTGAATGCCTCTACCATCCAATCCTCAAACACCTGACTGCCCTCCCGATAGAGATGGACTGCGCCCGTGATAAACCCGCGCAGGCCGGCATCAATACTCGGCATCGTGTGGCGATATAAACCCTCGCAGAACTCACTGCCAATCCAGGTCTTGTCCAGAAACCCTCGGACGTTATTCAGCGCGCCCTGGTTCCCGCCCTCGCGGTTCACCTGGAAGAGGATGACATTCAATTCCTTGCCCAATTCGTCGGGAAGATAGGTGCAGAGGTCTCTCATCAACCAATTCCCCGATCGGGGGCCACACTCGAACCCCTCAGCAAAGGTGGTGTTGCGCTCCACTAGAGACAACCAGATTTCGGGGAAGACAGATTGCTTGGTCTTGACCGCATCCCATAAAGTCGCGCCCAGCCAGCCGGCAGTCGTGGGAGAGAACTGCATGGATCCATAGACGGGCAGGTCTGAGGGTAGGAGCGTCGCCCAATCCAGGAACTGGGTATTGTTGGCTTGATTGAAAGCAGTCAGGTCATGATTGAACTTGGCCTCAGCATAATCACGGAAGGACTCCAAGGCATAGGCATCGCAATAACTGGGGACCATTCCCGGAAGGATCACTTCGCTGCCGTGCGCCCATCCTCCGGCGAAACATTGGACATCGGGGGCTGTGTAACGATCCCGACAAAGGCGCATAAAGGCCAACTCCGCCTCTAGGGCCGGCGACCAGGGCGACAGGCAAGTATGGCGATCATCTCGCGGGTGATTCCCGCCGTAACCATAGATGTTGCGCCAGAGTCTGCCATCCGCGGCCCGCAGATACCAGTCATCGGGGAAGAATGCTGGCCCGCCATCTTGACACCGGAATAATGCCTTGATGCCCGCCCGACGTAGTCGATCAACCTGGTTGTCCTGCTCAGACCAATCGTAGACGCCGGGCGATGTCTCGATGTCTCGCCACCACATAATGTTGAACGCGGTTTTTACGCCAGCATCGCGGATGCGCTTGAGATTTTCTACGGTTAGAGCCGCATGGTCATAAAGGATGATGAACTCGTCTGGCTCGATGAAACTCATGTGGCCCTCCACCACTTCCGCAGGTTGCGGACTTGGACAAAGAGGGGAATAACCACTCCCGCAAGCAACCCCCATTCCTTCGTCCCGACAACATACACAATCCATATCGCCTGGTTAACTATGCCTAGGGCCGGTCCCCATTTGCTTTTGTTGCCCATCAGCCACAGCGTCACGATGCTGACGCCAGATATGACCCATGTGAGTGCCCGCCAATTCACTTCCCCTCCCACCACTGCGATGTCGTCTTTATCGCCTCGCACATCCAATCTTCCATCCTGCGGTAAGGGGCATAGGGCATAAGTGGGCCGCACAACATTCCCCGGGCGCCCATCCTGATTGCTTTCATGGTGTTCTGTAGCAATCCAGCCGGCCCCTCGGCGGCGAACAACATCCTGATGCCATGCCTCTTGACATCCCGCTCCGGCCCCCAAAGTCCTCTGGTCTCTCCTGGCCTGAAGACGGTGTAGCAGATGCCCCAGTGCTCATCTCCCAGTTCTTGATGCAATGCCCTGTAGAGATCGTCAATCAGCCAATTGCCGGTATTGGGTTGGGTCTCAAAGGCGTGATGCAGCATCGTCCAATATTCGCCGCCGTACTTGTGGAAGATGCGCTGGGTTTGTATCTGTGCGGGAATGACGGTTGCCCTCAGCCATTCCAGCGTCGGTGATCCGGGCACGGCATCTCCGGGCAGATCCGGCGCCTCGTACTGGAGGACGCGAACAAACTCCCGATAACTGTCAATCGCATATTTGTCGAAAAGGCAATTGACACCGGCAACCAGAGCCTCCCCATTGGCAGGCGAGATATTGATGCACAACGTATCGGGGCCGTTGTACCGCTGGCAACATCGCTCTATGAAGTCCAGGTGGTAGGCCCAGGCCTCCGGGTTCCAATATGACAGCGTGCTGAAGCCGGGGTAATCCATGACCGCATTGGCCGGTCCGTGCTCTCGCTGGATGATCCCATTGGGATCTCGCAAATACCAATCGTCGGGGAAGAATGTCGGGGCGTAGGAATACGCCTTGATAATTGCCTTCATGCCGGCGTCGTGGATGCGGCCCACAACGGCATCTGGGTGTGACCAATCATAAAGACCGGGGCGGGGCTCGACCACTTCCCAGGTGATGTAACAAATGACGGTCCGAATGCCAGCATCGTACAGCCCGGCCAACTCCTCGGCGTTCAGTTCATAGCGGCAGTCGGGGTAATAATTGTCGTAGTCGATGATGACGATGTGCTCGTCAGGCCCGATGAAACTCACAGCGCCAGCCTCGGGTTGCCCTTTAGATTGGAAAGGTTCCATCCGTTCGAGATATTCCGCAGGCAAGCAAACCCAAGCATCTCGCGGATCTGTTCGGGCGTGTACCCATCCGCCCTGAGTTCCGAGAGAAACAACCCGCCGAACCTCTTGCTCATATCCCCGCCCGACCAACTCAATCTTGGCAAGTAAACGTGCTTGGGCTTGGGATACCCCAGCGCCTCGCAGAAGTATTGATACAGGCCGTACTCTGTCATCAAGTCCAGCCCCCGTATCAGCAGGTTAGTCCCGATCATGTGATCGAATACAACCTTCTCGGCCGTCAGCATCGGGGCGAATGGGAAGAGGGGGAAGTAGTTATCCGCGATGATCTCCGGTTGGTACGGGATGTACTCATCGGCCGCCCGCAAAACCAGTTCTCTTTTCAGAATATCGTGAACCTCGTCTATCCTTTCGACTTGGCCGGAATATCCCTCCGTCTTCAGCCCCATCCATTCCATGAGTTCCTGCTGGTAGGCCCGAGTCCTTGCCAATCGTCCGGGCCCGTACATCTTGACATGCTGGGCCGAGGTATCATCGAAGCGGACGTAGAACTTGCCGCCGCCATCAAGCGCTACCCCCTCGTTCACTAGGGCGACGTACAAATGGCCCAAATGGAGTGACCCATTTACGCTCGGGTTGAATCGGGTTACTGGAACCACTTTCCACCTCCGGCTGACTTTGCAGCACTGGACCTTGCAACACCACCGGGCATTGCCTGTTCACCGGCTCTAGATACCGCCCGACGAACTTCTCGGCATTTTGCCCATTGGGGGCGTTGTACTTGGCCCCATTGCCCCCCGAATAGTTGATGAGGTGCAATATCCCGCATCGAGTGGGGCGAACCGTCATGCCCTTCTGTTGTGCTCGAAAGCAGAGGTCGGTATCCGACCAATAACCGGGATGGGCATAATACTCGGCGTCAAGACCTCCGAGTTTCTCCCAGTCCTCGCGCCAGACGACACACATAGAGCCATCAACATAGACCATCCCCCGGAACCAACAGATCGGCCCCTGAATGATCCCCGGCCCTATTCCCTCCACTGCCCATTCCAGCCATTTCTCATTGGTCATGATGACATCGTTCGCCATCTGGATCAGGATATCGGTGCCCAGGGCCGCCATGCCGGCGTTCCAGGCGTGAAGTACGCTATTGCGGCTCATCCGCAGCCCGCTCGCCTTCGGCCCCAGCTCCACTATCGCCTTGCGGTAGGCCTCGTGTGCCTCTGGAGAGCTGGCGTTGTCAACCAGGATGAGTTTGTCCCACCCGCCGACTTTCATCATGCGGAGGAATTCTGG